GCCCAGACCGCGAGAGCGGCGAGACTCCGCCGGCGTGGCGGGGTGCTTGGCACGGCTCGTGCGCAAAGCCGAAGCGGCGGCGCGCGAGGCTGCGAGGCGCCGTTTGTGGTACGCGGACATCCCTTTGCCGGAAAGAGGAGGACGAGTGGCCGGAACCGGCGCAACACGCTGATAATCGTACCCACGGGCGCGCGAAGCCCGGGCGGCGGCGTCAAACGCGGCCATGTCGAACGGCGTAGGTGCCGCGACGACGGGGTCCATGTAAAAGGACAAAGGCGTTTGCCGGCCGGGCGGACGAGGCGAGGGCGCACCGTTGCCGGAGAGCAAATGGACGCGCTCAACAGGGGCGGGGTCCGCACCGGCCGAACCGACCTTAGCTAGGTACGAACCCCCCCGGGCAGTGCGGAGTGCACCACGATAAGACCCAGGCGTGCCAGAAGGCACGTCGGCCGTGAAGGGCACAAGAACGTCGATTAGGCCGCGGTCACCGGCGCGCACTGAAGCGGGGCGGTAATCCGTCGTGTGCCAGCGATGCGAGCTGCCAGGCTTAACGCTGACTAAGGCGCGATCGCGAGCAAGCTTGTTGGCGGCCATCGCGGCGTCAAGAGCGACTTTGTAATCGTACGCATCAGGACGCAAAACGACGTCGAAGACGGGCTCGCCGACTCCCCGTGAGAACTTAGCGAAGTCCTTGTTTGAAGTCGGGGGGGGGGACAAGCCAGGGCTCGGGGCCCAGGAAACGATAGCACCCCCGGTGTCGCGAAAACCAGGCTTGGAAAAGAGGCTGGCGTCCGCGAGAGCGGTGGGGACATAACGTTTTACAACAACGCGCCCGTCGGCGCGTCGCGTGGCAGTATAAACCATGCGACGCGCCTTTGGGAGGGCATTTAGAGTCCCGGCCCAGGCACGCTGACGGTCGGTGAGGCCGTCAGTCTTATAGCCACGAGGGGCGGGGACCCAGCCGTCCGAAACGGGGGGGTTGTAGTCGAACTCGTCTCGAAAGACGAGGCGGCGGTTTCGGGTCAGAGGCGGTGGCTCGGACCTGAAAGCGCGCGACTTGGGTTGCGTGGGAACACTGGGCCGTCGCTGACGTGTCTTGTTAATAACAAAGACACGCCCACGCGGCAGCGCTGCCAAGCTAGCAGCCAATGGGATATTCACCACAGGCCGCTCTTGCTTCCTTTCGCCTTTCGGACCACCCGGAGCATTGGTGGCGCGAGTCGGCGGCTCAGAATGGGGTTTCATGATCGACGTATCGTCTAGGAACAACCCGTTCCGAGGTTGGGCGGCCAAACCCATGTTTCTTGCCCTAACCAAGGGCTACGCTCCAACCTACGCGTAACAGTGATACCCCCCTACCTCCTAAACGCTAGAACTTGTACTTGGCGTTTCGGATCCCAGCGAACTGGAAAGGGAGTCCTCGGTCTATGACCCAACACTAGAAACCGAAACGCCGTGGATGAGGCGCTT